AGCGCTTCTTGCTGTAATGCCAAAGTCAGTTGTTGATCCTCCGCTATAAACTTGATTGCCCGTGCCGATGTCTCCTACTGCGGTGCCGTTGTATTGCCAGGTTGAGTATGTTCCGCTGGTTCCGTTGATGAGTAAAGACTGTGTAGCGGTAAACTTTCCGGTTCCCACAACGGTTAAGGCTGCGTCAGGACTCGTAGTGCCAATCCCTACGCGGCCTGATGAATCAATCCTCATCCGCTCCGTAGGACTAGCCGCGCCGTCTGCCGTAGTGGAGAACACTAATCTTGCGGGGTGATCATTTGTACCCCAGTCAGCATCTGCAAATGCACTGATTGATGCGCCACGGCGCATATCAGTACCGTTGGCTGCGGTAAAATAAATTTGACCTAGTAAGTCGTCTGCAACTGAAGCAGTGTATGTACCAACGGATCCGCCTTTGGAGTGGCCAAGGACGAGGCTGGGAGCAGAATCGGCCGCCGTATTAAAGACAGTCAGTCCTAAGTAACCACCTGCACCAGACGTTCCAGTGGATTGAATCTGTGGCTGAACGCCAAACTGGCTAACACTCGTAGATGTACCAACTAAGAGCCTGCCGCCGGTGTCGATGCGCAGTCTCTCGCTAAGACCTGCGCCATTGCGGAAGATTATTGTACCAGGGCCATCGTTATAGATTTGAGCATAATTAGTCCCGTCAACAGCAAAGAAAATACCTTGGTCTGAATATGTGCCGTTGCTGTTAGCTCTTAATGAAATGGCCGCATTTTGATTAATGATGGTAAATGGTTTTGAAAATGTTGCCGCTCCTAACGCAACATTCCCACTCGCATCAATAAACAACCTGCCAGACCCACCAGTGCTGATGGCTACTTGGTCTGCCCCCGGTGAATAAATACCAGTATTGGTATCAGTACCAAAAACTAAAGATGGTGTTGTTGCGCTTGCAAGCGGGATACTGACAACACCACCTGTACCTACAGTTAGTGTGCTACTGGGGCTTGCCGTTAAAATGCCTACTCGATTATTGGTATCATCAAGATACAAAGTAGCGCTGTCATAATCAAATGGCAGAGATAATTTATCGCCCGTAATGGTGCCATTATTGATCTGGCTACCGTTTACGTTTGAACTGGTGGTGACGTTACCAATGTAAGGCATGATCAGATCGTATTATCTTGAGGATTCAACATGTAAGACACGGTAACATCAACTGAGCTACCAGTGCCTGCATAAGCACGGATAATATCTTCAGATTGAACAATAACTTTATTACCAGTCATGAATTCAAGGGAAGACTGGTTGGGTACGGTGCCAGAGGTGATGAGTGAACCTGTGATTGTTGCGCCTGATTTAACAAGCTGCACCGTAACGTTTTGCGAGTTGGCAGTTGTATTAGAAACGAGGATACTAAGAACAACGCCATAAGTACCAGCGGGTACTCCACTTGCGTTTGTGGTGCCGGAAATAATTGCAGTCGGAGAAGTAGACCCGCTGGCAATACTTTGTCTAACTACAGAAACAAAACGAGCCATTTATTTGCGGAATCCAATTACTGTTTTCTTAATTATAGACGTATTTAACCAAGTGCAATCGCATAAACAATTGCGCTGGTATCTGCGTAACTTTGCGTGGCAACTGGTAAACCACCGATGCTTAGACCGGAGGCAAAAATACCGGACACACCACTGATTACAGCACCGCTTAAAGTTTGAAAAACACCAGAGGTTCCTTGGATCGTCGTTCCGGTGATTGTGGTACCGCTTAAGGTGCCACTGACAATAACGCCAGAAGCAAACGATCCTGAACCAAGGACAGATAGATTGCCGCTAACCGTTAAGTTCCCTTGAACAGTATGGCCACTCGTAATTAAAGTCTGGAACGTACCAGAGGTTCCAAGGATGGTGTTGCCAGTGATTGTCGCACCGGAAAGATTGGTGAATACGCCTGACGTACCACTGACCAAAGCACCGGAAACACTGGTGGTAAACACACCAGCAATACCAGTCAAGTTTGTAAATACACCCGCATTACCTGTGACGGTTGTACCAGAAACAACTGTGGTGAAGGTACCGGATGCACCTGTAATTGTGGTGGCCCGTACAACGTCTCCTGTAATGGTGGCACCAGAAAGAGTCGTTGTGTAAACACCCGAAACACCGGTTACAGAAGTAAACTGCCCAAAGTTTCCGGTAATGGTGGTACCTGAAACACGGCTAGTAAAGACACCACTAACACCAGTGATATTTGCAAAGCGTCCCGTATCGCCAGTAATTGTGGCTCCAGATAAGTTTGTATAAACGCCTGAAACACCCGTAATATTTGCGTACCTTCCTACATCACCAGTAATTACAGCACCCGATAAAACTTGTGTAAAGACACCAGAAACACCGCTGACATTACCAAAGTTTCCAAAAACACCAGTAACAATTGCTCCCGAAACACTGGTTGTAAAAGTCCCGGAGACACCAGTGATATTGGCAAAGCGTCCCGTATCACCTGTGATGACAGCACCACTTAAATTTGTTGTAAAAGTTCCAGAAACACCCGTGATACTGGCTGCACGAACGGTGTCGCCAGTAATAGTGGCACCCGAAAGTGTTCCGCTGACTCGTACAGTGGTGGCAAACTGGGCAAGTCCTGAAACAATCAGTCCACTTTCAACGGTTAGATTGCCGCTCACAACTAGAGCGGGCGTTGCCAGGGTACCAAAAACACCGCTGGTTGCTGAGACGGTATTACCCGTAATGGTCTGACCACTCAGGTTGACAAAGACGCCGGAAGTACCAGAGATTGTATTGCCTGTTATTAAGGCACCACTTAACTGGGTTGAAAAATTACCACTGATTGCATTGATAGTAGTGCCAGTAACAGTCGTAGCCGTGACGGTAACACCGTTAACGTTGGTACCCTGGATGTTTGTACCAGTAACTGTCGTACCGCTAAGCGTGCCACTAACGGTTGCATTTGTTTGTACAACAAGGCTACTGACGGTAACCAAGTTGGTAACACTTAATCCTGACGTCGTAGTGGTACCAGAAACTGTCAGGTCATTTTGAATTACTACACTGCCACTAATCGTGCCACCAGTGCGCGGCAAATAGTAAACGTTTAAATACGCCTTGGTTCCAGATATGGTTAGCTTTTTGTTCTTAATTGCAGGGTCAACTTCCGCAACCTGCACAACCGTCAGCAGATCGGCTTCTGCCAACGCAAGCCCGGCAATTTCTTGTAATTCGCTAATCCTGCGATTTGCCACTACCTATTATGCATAAATGCTCTTAAATCAATTATAGTTCCGTTAGTCCAGTACATCACCTAACCTTGATCTCAAGGCGAGGCAATATGTTGGATGCAAAGTGCCAGCCTGCTTGGATTCCGGTTACTAAGCCGCAAGACAACAGGATAACCAGTAAAAATTCAGCAACTGTCAAGTTGCGACGAAGATAGACCACCTGAGGTCTTTGCTGGGGAATTGCTACTTGTTGAGCCAGGGTTTGCTGAATTGCCATCTCTCTGGCACGCGCTTTCATCTCTGCCAACTGATCAGGAGTGATCTGTGTAGGAATTGGTGATTGGCTGGGGGGTACTTGGTCTTCCATTTGAGCAACTGGTTTTCCCATACATTAGCATCTAACAAACAGGTGTTGCCATGAATTACGGATTAAGGAAAGGACTAGAAGATATCGCATGGGAGCTGAAGGGGATCCGGAATATCCTTGGCTCCATGTGGCACAGCCGTTACCAAGACGGTGAAACGGACGTCTTGAATCCCGAAGCTTTTGCCGATGAGTACATCTCGACAGAAGAATGTGGCCGCCGTCTAAGTGTTTCCGACCAAACACTGCGTAATTGGATGGCTATGGGACGGAAGAATCCAGAAAAAGGCTGGGTTGAAGGCATCCATTACGTCAATGCCTCGCCGGATCCCAACCGAAAAGCAATCATCAGGGTACCCTGGAACCATCTGATACGCTCCTTCGCTAAAAACCGTGATCTTGACGCGCAAGATTATAGGAAAAAATCATCGCCCATGTATGTGTCCACAGGTTTTGACAGGTTGGAATGATGGCACATCGATTTAAAAACGTAGAGATTGATCTTGTCACCATCGAGAATCACGAAGATCTTCTGCCAGAATCTTTAATTCGACAAGTAGCAGATTTCTTACCACCAGGGGGTTCGTTCGATGATGGTTGCCTGCGGCGGTACCTGGAAAACCTACTGAACTACGAAGAGGAAGACGCCAATTCAGGCATGACCTTGGCCAATAGATTACGTATTGCTTTCAAGGACATGACCCCTGATACGATCTGTGGTAAATTTCCGCAAGCTGAATTGCCACTAAAACGACGCCTTCGTTGCGTAGCCGAATACCTTATCCGGTCTGGAGAATTTGATAAGGTAAGAGATGACAATGGTAGGCTCGTCAAAAAACGCGGCATACTAGGCAAGATGGTGGTCTTGTATCAACCGATGCCTAAGCTTTTAGACTCACTTACACGCCAGGGGCTCTTAACACCATGAACCGTAGAGAACAACTAATTGCTTCTGTGATCGGTCCAGAGATGGACACGACAAAAGCACGGATGCTCGATGCCACTATCAAGTTGATCCTTGGTGATATGGGGGAGCAATACTGCCAGATGTGGGAGCACGAGGGGCCTGGCGTCATGGTGTTTCAACCTGACAATAGTGAACGCTCCATGTTTTTCTTGACACTCAAGGAGATGCACTCTGCACAAGAAGAGTGTGAGCGATCAAACGATGGTGATATGGCGGAGACGTTCCGACGTATTCTTAGCGCAGCACAGAAGATTGATCCCTTAGAAAAAGCGGGGTACATCATCAATGATGGCCAGGGCATTCGCTATTTGGAAATAGACTACAACACCGTGTCTGAAAAGTAGTGGGCCTACAAGATATTCATAAACGCTCTGAAGATCTTGAGCTGATTACCAATTACGACTTGGTAGCTGCGGCGCATGCTCTTTTGGATGGCATTGACTTAGATGTTGCCAGTTCCAAGACAGCAAATCAGTTTGTTGAAGCAAAGAATTATTTCACACCTTCGGATGATGGGTTGAATTGTCAACAGTGGTTTGGTAGTGCTTACTTGTTTCCTCCTAGAGGTGCTTACTTCTGGGATAAAAAGAACGACAAGTGGAAGATGACACGTGCTTCGTCACCTACCTTGACATCTTCCCATGCCGTCTGGTTTCGCAAGATGTATCGTGCGTGGCTAGCAAGGGAAATTAAACAGGGTCTCTACTTCACCAACTGCCCGGACATGATCCGGTACGAGCAAAAAATCTTTGATTTTCCTATTTGCATCCTGAAAACCCCACCACTTTTAAAGAAGAACACAAGTGAGGGTATTGGGCAGCACAAGACCTGCACCTCGTTTCTGGTTTACTTGCCACCAATGGATGACCCGACCACAGCCACCGAACGTTTTGTAGATATTTACGGGGAAAAGGGTCGGATTCTCTGCTAGGTTTTGTAGACTAAAAGACGTTTCAACGCAGCAATGAGCATACTGGCCGACTGGGAAATCAAGTATCTGGCTCAAAACAAGGAGATGATTGCTCCGTTTAAAGATCATCTTGTTAGTCAACGAGGTGAGCAACGGATCTTAAGTTATGGACTCAGTTCCTATGGCTATGACATTCGCCTGTCGCCTAAACAATGTTTAATTTTTGGACGCATTCAAGCTGGTGAATGTGATCCAAAAGAATTCAATCCTGAAATTCTTTGTGAAGCAGAATTGCTAGAAGATGAGAAAGGCCAGTATTTCATGCTGCCTCCTTATGGCTATTGCTTGGGTGTTGCCCAGGAGCGTCTCAAGCTTCCACGGGACGTAACCGTTGTCGCAGTCGGTAAATCTACATATGCACGGTCAGGGATCTTGGTTAACATTACCCCTGCAGAATCTGGGTGGGAAGGTTATCTAACTTTGGAAATCAGTAACTGCACCGGTTTGTTTAATCGGATCTACGCTGATGAGGGCATTACACAACTGTTGTTCTATCGTGGCAACCCCTGTGAAGTTACCTACCAAGACCGTAAAGGTAAGTATCAAGATCAACCAAATAACATTGTGTTTTCTCAAGTGTGACTTGAGTTAAACAAATGCTTTGCCAAATTGGGCGCCTGGTTTGTCAGCATAGTTGGTACTACCAGCCCGCCCAATAGTGTCCCCCATGCTGGGTAAAGCACTACCAGCAATTGATAGTTCAGTTCTAGGTGTTCTACCGTTAACAGTCGGTTCTGCAATTAAAGAACGCTTTTTGTATTCACCTGCGCTCTTAGCAGCACGCATGAATTTTCCAATGCGATTTTGATTGTTATTTATTGCTTCAACTGCGCCACGTTCTTCTGGATCTACGCGCCGCATATCTGTATCGTACGCCTGTTCAGGACGTAAGTCCGAACTTTCAGACGCAGACGTACCCGAGTCTTGACGCGGATCGTAAAGAGCATCAAAGAATTTTGCCATAGTATTATTGTAAAAGGAATAAATCAAGCTAGAGAAAAATCATGCACGGCAATAGTGCTGCTGGTTTCTTAGATAGTTTCGTTCAAGACGAAATTAAATGCCGCTGTCTCGATGAAGACGATTTTGGGCAGCCCATCGATAACGAAGAAAATGATGTACCCTTGTATGACATGTACAACAGGGGTCTAGCGGCATGCGAACAGGGAATGGAAAGGACCAATCTGGGTCTGGAAGGGAATCCTGCGTTGGAAGGCCAGAGGCCGGGCATGACGGGTTACATTCCCTCGATGGAGGAAGCACTTGCAACGAACCCGGGCTCCTCTCCGCGACCCAAGGTGCTGATGCTGAATCTGAACGGCCCCAGCGAAGAGATGCTGGAGCAGTCGAAAAAACGTCGTGGTTTGAGCCGGTAGAAGACAACGGTTGTAAAGATGGGGTATGTCCAGTTCCATGGGCAACCAAACCTTACCGTCCTGAGCTAAAGCCTGATCTAGTCAATCATCCGCCGCATTACAATGACGGATCCATCGAATGCATCGACGCAATTGAAGCGCAGCTGACGCCAGAAGAGTACCGAGGTTACCTGAAGGGAAACGTTGCGAAATACGGCTGGCGTGAGCGCCATAAAGGCGGGACAGAATCACTGAGGAAGGCACGTTTTTACCTGAATCGTTTGATCGAGTTTGACGAAAATTAGAAAGGAAGAGCTTCTTCTTCGTCGTCGTCCTCATCTTCGTCACCAATGCAACTGGCAACCAGTTCAGCCAGCTCTAAATCGGTGGGGATATCAAAATCAATCTCGATATTCTCATCGGCCATCAGCGATTTGACGGCATACCACTCCATTAAACGTTGGTGGTACAGATTAAGGAGCGCGGAATAGAGCTGGTCCCAGGTCATCTCCTGGGCTTGCAACTCCGCTTTACGCATGGAAAACTGCAGCTCCAAGGGAAGCTCAAACTCCCGGGGTTCAACCGAACGTTCCATTCCGCTCTGCACGTCTTCAATGCAACTATTCTAATCCTAGCTGTTGAAGATACCCGTTAAGCTCTCTTGGGTGTAATCGTCCCACGAAGTATCGTCAATTTGGAATTCGTTGGCAAATTCTGACAATACATAAGGGCTGACACGTTCTTCTAGGTGACGAATCGCTTTAACCTGATGAGCTGCCGCCGCATAGTTGCGAAAGGCTCGCAACAAAATCTCTGTTGTGCCCCAGGGGTTTGCATCGGTTTCCTGCAGGAATAGTGCTGCTTCCTCCTTGCGTCTTTCTAGCAGACCACCAATTACTTGATGTTCTTCGTCAAAAACCCAACGACCAATTTCCTCGGTTGCTGTGCAAAAATCTTCATTCTCAATGGCATCTACAAGATGGCTGTAGAGGAATGATTCCCATCCAACGGAATGGATGAAAGAAATTAAAGCCTGGCGCATGGAATCATCTAGGCCCAGGTTTAATTTTTCTAGTTGAGTGTCAATAATATTGGTTTCGTGAAACAAATACTCCAATGCTTTTTCTTTACTGCAGCACTGCCCCTTTTTTACGGGGGCACCGTCAGGGTAAAACTGAGTACCAAAACCGATGGTGTACGGCTCTGCTCCCGTAGTTGGATCTGGGTACGCGCTTTCGTTATAACCTTCGTATTTACGAATTAGGTTGATAGCATACGAAAAGTCCGACATAGGGGTAACACTTGTTATCCCCAATCATACACAATTTATCGGCCTTGTCCGCGCATTTTTTTACGACCATGATTAGGTAATGAGTTCGAACCCTGCCCTTGTTTTGTTTTTTTCGGCTTGGATTCAATCTTGGCGCTGGAAGTTGTTTTTGCTTTTGCCATGGATTTACCAGTTATGCGTACACGCCCAGAATCCGGGAGTTAGCTTGTCCTTCTTCTCGGAACAGTTGTGCCTGGCCTTGAAGTTAGCACGTCTTTCCTCATCCTTGTGTGATAGGTAGTCGTCGTAGCCGCGCAGTCCAAACCGTACAATAGCCTCCTTGCCGTCCTGGCACCCTTTGACAACGTACTTGTGCTTGTCCCCCTTGGGAGCCCGCTGAGGCTTGTTGCATTCCATCTTATCCTTTTGGAAGCGCTTGGCTGCAGCTGCTGCTTTTTTACGTTTGTCCGCCATTAGAGTCCTTTAAACATCGAGGTAAATTCACCAAGAATTTTTTCGCCTGTCTTGGATTTGTAGTTGGTATCTTCGTCCTCTTCTGATCCTAAGCTGAAAAAGCTTGAGGAAGAAGGCTCTGTTTTCTCATCTGTTGTAGCTGTATCCTCGTCAAGAAAACTTTCAATAGTTCCAAGGGAGGCAAAGGGATCACTCAGGTCTAGGCCAAAAGATGTAAGCGCAGAATCTTTACCTGATTTTGTTAATAACTTCTGTTCACTTCGGTCTAGATCTGGGAAAAAATTATTGTAAAACTCATCTTCTGTTCCTTGATAGCCAGAAGATTGGAACACGTTAAACAATTCAGTTGTCGGCTTTGTCTTCTCATCTTTAAAATCTTCTGGACGCTCAATATATGTAAGTCCAAGTACCTGCTGCGTAGGGCGTTTGCGCTTTTCATTTAGGTATTTAATTTTCTCTCGTATCTCCTGCGCCGATCCCGTCCTTAGTGTTTCTTTAATATATTCTTTTAATTCATCTACAGTTCCTTTGAACTCAGTTAAACCATAACGTTGTAACACTTCGTTCCAGCTAGTTTTGTCTTCTGGGTCTAGACCACGTAACATCTCATCTGCAAACTCTTCTGGCGTAACAAACTGACCAAAGACAGATCCTTGTTTTAAAGCTTCTTCTTTAAGTGCAGGAAGAATCTTGTTGAAGATTTCATCTTGTACTTTACCTGCGTTAAGGATGTCATCTGCGCCGTCATAGCCTTTGCCTTGTCCTTTAACTTGGAAGTGCATGCGTGCAAATGCTTGCTTATCGTTTACGTCAACGCCAAAACGATAAGCCTGCTGTGCCCAGTACTCATCTCCTTTCTTAGCGGCTTCCCAGTCGGATGCAACTGTAGAAGCTTGTTCGGTATAGGCACCTTCACGTGCCTTGTCACCGGTTGGATTGAAGTAAAAATCAGAATTAAAATAACGATCATTAGTCGCTTTAAGTTGATCTAGGTAAGCTTGCGCCCTTAGGTTTGCAACTTGACTTGTTGCGTTGAGCATATCTTGAGTCTGGAAGGGGTTTTGCTCTTCTTGACGAACATCAAGATATTCAACAAATTCATCCATCGACTTGGATGTATTGAAACGTGGAATTAAATAGTCGTCAATAAACTGCCGGGCAAACTCTGAGTCAATTTTAATTTGATCTGTTGCTTCTGCTGTTGTGTAGCCAAGTTCCAGGTCTTGATCGTATTTTGTTTTTAACGCATTATCAAACCATTGTTGCCAATTGTATGTCGCATTGTTTCTAACACCTGTAATATTTTGAAGGCTTTTCTCCAGGGATTCCTCAGCCTTTCCTGCGGACGTAAAGGAAAGCATTCCACCTATACCTGTATCCCCCAAGATTGAATTGGTTAGTGTTTTATTGATATCCATGATTTCACTAAAGCCACCAAAGCCACTCAATAAGCCCAAGGTCTCTTCTTGAGCCTTGGCTTTTTTCATTTCTTTAATGGTGTCTTGAAGAACGTTCTGGGTTAACGCACCAAAACGTTTGGTATCAACTATGGATTTTTCTCCAACAGCTTGGTTGAGTGCATCTTCTAACTCAGTAACGCCATAACCAGCATTGACGTTGTAGTTCAAGCTTACTTGTTTGTCTTCTGGACGTTCTGATAAACGAAACAAAGCAGCAAATTCATCTGGCTTTGAAGGGTCTAAGAACTTTTCCTTGGCTTGTTTAGACCAATACGGATCTCCATTTCGAGCTTTTTCAAATTGTTCTGCAATTTCCGGAATATTTAACAAACGTTGTGTCTGTGTTGCTGTGTTGATTCCCAGCTGTAAATCTCTTACGTTTTGTAAATCTTTATCCGTTGGTTTTGTTTCAATGTATTTATTTGTTTGCTCTGTTATCTCAGCAGCATTGCCACGCAACCCAGCAGCTTTGCCTTGTGTTGTATAGTTTTGTAAGTAAAAATTATTCTTTCCGTATCGTTCAGTTATATCAATATCATCATTTGATACGGCACTATTCCACTGCTGTGCTGCTGCTGGATTCTGCGCTTCGTAATAGCTGGGATCAAAATTACCGTACAATGGTTTTGCACCTAAAGCAGGGTCCCACTGTTGTAATTTTTCTGTGCGGTAAAAAGTTTTATAGTTATCTTGCAATGAAGAAGTTAACTTGGCTGTTTGCGTTTCTGAGATACCCGCTTCTTTTAATGAATTAGCAATGCCAGCAAGACTGTCGCGTTGGGTAACGTAATCACCACCTTGTGTTTTGGTTGCAGTGGCAAGTACTGTGTCATAAGCTGAATTTTTAGCTTTATTTTGGTTATTTAAAATCTTATTTTCTTCGTTTATTCTTTCATTAGTTCTCCAGGTTCCTTGGCTGTTTTTATAAGTATCTGCAACTGTTTTACTGATTCCATTAAGGTCGGTGTTCCCATCAATACCGATTGGAGTGGGATCAGCTTCTATTCTTCCAACTACAAGACCTGACCATTTACCTGTTGCACGCAAATCCTGGCTGGTTCCAGGGCTTGTGCTATACGTTATAGATTTGGGAAAATAGTTACTAAGGTAATTGTAAGTTGTAATTTTATATAGTGTTACCCCTGTTTCATTGGCTTCGTTGTGATCAGTTGTTTCTTTTGATACTTCCCATTTTTTTTTAGAAGCATCGTAATAAATTCCCATTTCAAACCGCCAGTTGTAACGTATCTACCTGATACACAAAGAGGTCTATAGCCTCTTGGGACGTCCAGGTTTTAATTCTATCCATCTTAGCCTGATTAAAGAATTCTTGTTTTTTGTACCAAGTTTCCATCGGCTCGCTTGCCTTAGACGTATTACAACGCCGACATGCTGGAAGTAAGTTATTCCGATTACTAGAGCCTGATTTAAACCGTGGGATGATGTGGTCTAAGCTCGTTGCTTCGTCACCGCAGTAACCACATTTACAGTTCCAGGAGTCGTAGATAGCTTGTCGAAATCGTTTCTTTGCAAGTTTAGGAGTCAGTTCAAGGAGCAATGCGAGAGGTTCGTGTTCGCAGCTGAACATGCTCAATTTGCAGTTATCTTATTTTAATTTGACCTCATACATTTTCAACTTAAATATAAAGATAAAAAAACTGTAAACCCCCCTTGACAGTTGCCGACACCCTGATAAGGTAGATGCGCACACGACTTCCTTCCAAGTCATGACCAAACAACGTGAGTGGGTGTCCGTTCAACAGGCGGAAACACTGCTGGGTATTGACCGCGCAACTCTCTTCAAGTACCGCGATAATGGTACCCTGAAGCTTGGCCCCCATTTCGCTGCCTTTCCTGGCACCTACTCACGGGACAGCTATCGCTGGAACGTTGCTGCCGTCCGTAAGCACCTGAGCAAGCAACAAAAGCTTGCTGCTGCTGTCTGAGCTACATCACTGGAACTCAACGGTCCTGCCTTGTGTAGGGCCGTTTTTTATGGCGTGAATGCGTTGCCTCTTTTGTCAAACATTGTAAAGTTTTGTACTTCGATGTAAGCGGTCGGTACGTTAAGCAGCTTTTGCAAAATTGGGGAAAGTGACGGGGACTGACAGTTATAAGGCGGTACGTCCATCGTGGATAGTGCTCGCCTGGTAACGCTGAAAGCCTGTGCTTCTTTCTGTTCGCTTTCGGTGTTGTCAACCAATTTTTGTTCCCAAGCAACCATGCTTCCCATCTCCATGGGGAAATCAGAAGGTTCTGGGGGAAACACCCCATCTTTGAACTTAAGTGCATAGATGTGTTTGCAGTAACGCATCTCATCTAGCAGGGGTGTCCAGTTGTCAGTCAAAGCTGTGATCTGATCTTGTTTTGAAGAGTAGTCATTGTATGTAGGCATCCCCTCCGGCGTAGACCCTTGCACACTAATTGTATTCTCACTTCTTAGATAGGTTGCACCAAATTCCCTATAGATACCAGGGTTGTCCCTGTTGGAATTGATAAGCGTTACGTTGTTAATAGACGTTGAAAGAGGCGGCGTAAATCCCTGTGGAGCATACACAGTAGTTGTCTTGTTTACGTCAACGCTTGTCATTGCAGCGTTAGATGCAACCTCAGTTGCTTCAAAGATCTTGGTAACACCGGGGTTAAGGATGGACCCTGCGCCAGCATTACCCAATACTTCATATCTAAAACTAACCCCAGGGTTGACTGCAAGTACTTGAAAAATTCCATCAGCCACTCCCCCAGTGGTTCCCTCAACATACACAAAGCTATTCAATAAGGGTGGTACTTTAGTGCTTACCGTGACGGATGAAGCACTGGCTGTGATTGCATCAAAGAGAATTGGTGTAGAAAGCACTGCTTGTGTAGTGGCCTCAAAACGACCGGGCTTAACAGACGCAATGCTTGTTCGAGGATAAAACTTTTTTGTTCCAGTGGCAGAGGCAACATCCAGCATGAAGCTGTACTCCCTGTGTGTAAAGTCTTGACAAGAGCATGCAAAACGCGCACCCGTAATCAAAAACCTACCAACTGTAAAAGGAACCGGTGAAGGAGTGATGTATTGTTTATCAGGACTGATATAAACAGAACCAGATTTCTTAATTGTTAATATCCCCGAGAAAGGATCGGTGTTTACCAAAACAGCTTGGACGTATCCGTAGCGTTTCTGCGTATTGGGATCGATGGTGTTTAACGTAATAATGTCACCGTTTTCTTCAATAATGCGATCCTCAAGTATTTCACTATCTAACGGCTTAAGTCCTGTAGTTTGCCCTGGTACTGCAATATAAAAGGGAGGGGGAAGAGGATTGGCAGCACTCCAACTACCCGCAAGTTTTACATACCAGTTTTGAGAATCGGATGTGATGTATTGAATAGATAGTGTATCGCTAGATATTGGATCTGTTAATTTATCAGTTCTTGTAGAACCAGCATATCGCCATATGGACCAATGCATGCCAAGCTCTCGGTTGGTCGTCGGGAAACCAACAAAAACCCCCGATACAACTGGGTTCGGATTGGTTTCCGAACTAGGCGTACCCTCTGGTACAGGCAACTGATAGCTAAAGCGATAGGAGTAGTCGTTGTCGTAGGTATTTGCTGTTGCCAACTCATATCCCCTACGCCATCTGGCCCAAGCCGATTCCCTGTTGATCGTTCCGATTGATCCTGGAACAGAACCTTTGGAAAACTCTGTGGTAATTGGAATTATTACGTTTGGCTGAAACTTTTCAGTTTTACCAAACGATCCAAAAGAGCTCCCACCCTTTGGGGACATCGTTAGAAGAAACCGCCTTGGGCAGTTACGTGTGCTCCAGGGATGTAACCAGAAGCGTTAGGACCATCAGGGAACACACCAACGTAGAGACGGTCGCCACGTTCCAGATAAATACCTTTGTTGCGGAGTGGTGCAGTTGGGCCTAGGCCACTGGTATTGCCTGCATTGACGCTAGGAACAGAAATCTGAGGCAACACATCTGAGCAATCAATAATCGCAGTGTTGGCTGGTACTGTTTTGGCAAACAATACTTGATAGTCACCTGATGCAGGAATAGGAACAGTTGTGCCACGTGTGTGGTAAAACACAAAGGTTGCAGCAGGCATATCACCATAGGCAATGCCCTGGTAAAGAAAACCAGAAGAGGTGCCACCCGAGTAATTCAGCGCACTATTAATGCCGGTAAGCGTGGTAGCACCTGTGTAGGTGTAGTAGCCATAACCACTGAAAGGAGCCCCGCCACCAGTTAGCGCTCCAGTAGTGGATATAAGAACAATCTGTCCGCTAACAAGGGAGATTGGTGTGCCAGACGTTGCAGTACTAACTGTATAGTCAGGTCCACGGTAAAAATTATTGCGGGTGATTGTAATGGAGTCAACTACACCACCGCTATTATTGTCTTCACTCAATTCTGCGTCCATGTCTACCAGGATCGAAGGAGCCTGGCCGCCTTGTACAAATAAAGTATTGGTGGCAGCGCTACCAACGGTCTGTGTAGTAACACGGACTGAATCAAATAAGGGACGGTCAACCAACAGGGGTTGCTTGTTTGTGCTAGTACTAGATATTTGACTTAACACCCTGTCTCTGGTAAATTGACAGGGGCCTCCGAAAACTTCTTTTATTCTAATGGCACAAACAAATTTTCAGTGCACCTGCTGTGGTGTTTTTTATACACGCGTTGGTAACGCAGCAGCTTGGCATAGGAAACGACTACGTGACAGGGGACACACCTTTTGCTCAAAAGAATGCGGTTCTTTTAAGCATGGAGGATACAAAAATAAAACAGGCGAGTACGCTTCTTGGAATGCAATGAGAGATCGTTGCAACAATTCAAACTCCACATCGTACGCACGATACGGCGGACGTGGTATCACGCACGATCCAGCCTGGGACGATTTTAAAAAGTTTTTAGAAGATATGGGTCACAAAGAAAATTCAAAACTAGAACTAGAACGCATTGACAACAATAAAGGTTATTACAAAGAAAATTGCCGCTGGGCTACACATAAAGAACAGACTCGCAACAGAGGAGGAAAACGTGCGACAAGACTTTACACATTTGAAGAAAAAACAATGTGTATTGCCGATTGGGCAAAAGAGATTGGCATCAGTCCTCAGTCAATGCAAAAACGTCTAAACAACAACTGGCCTTTAGAAAAGGCTTTTTGCAAAGAACGACGCGATGGGAAAGGAAGTAAGCAAGTAAAACCCAGGTAAAAGTTACGTACTTTATCTGCCAAAACCTGACATGGCATCCGTAAACCCTTTAGGTAGCTGGATGCCAGCCATCAGTGCTGTCTCAGGATTGTTTTGCAATGCAAGGAACTGTTGAAAGTACTCTCCTGCATCACTACCGGGTTTAAATTTAAATTTTTTATTAGCCATATACGTCATCTTGTCTTGAGGCGATGCAGTGCTATCGCTAAGGCCAGCTGAATACACTTGCCCCGGAAGGTAAGAAGTATCTAAATAATCACTAAAACTGGCCATAACTAAAAGCCCATGGGATTAATAATGGACGGAATTAACGATTTGATCAGTGCGCTTTTAACGCTACCCAGCAAAGACGATGCTTGTTGATTGACAGCATCAAGACCAGGCTTAGAAGCCAAACCAAGTGCTGAACCAAGGATTTCTTCCACAGAACGGCGATCTCCTGTTTGTGCACCAGGGACAGGAGGCGGTGGTGTCAGACCTGGTTCAGGAGTTCCAGCTTGACTAAACAGGCTGGCACCTTTGTTATACAGATCGCCCTGCAAGCCATTGAAGTAGAAATTACTTTGCCCTGGCACAGGCATGTAATCGCCTGGTTTTTTGTTTCCATAAGCGGAAACACCACGAAAAGATTGTGCACCCTTTGATTTGTTAAACTGCTGTCCAACTAAATCAGGGTTGTTTACAATATCGCGCAGGCGATTAAACTCCGTCTCACCACCAAGTACCTTTGCGCCAAAAGCAGGGTCAGCCAACTGTGACATGCTGTAGTTATCAACAGCCACATATTGCCCTGGAGCCTTTGCAATATTGCGAATGTCCCTGCCACCCCATTGACCGCTGAGACGCCTTGCAAGAACGTTTGAAGCAACAGCAGCTACATCAGGACTGTTCTTGCCGCCACGGAAACCTTCCAGTCCCGACAAGACGGTCAGTGCATTAACCTCTTCAGGTTTTAATCCAAAAAGATTTTGAACAGTTCTGCGGGGCGCCATAAGAATTATTTCATCTTTTTGATCATGCACTTACCCAGTTTGATTCAGCTTTGAGACCAGGGGTAAAAACTGTTTGGGAAACCAGGAACAGACTTACAGCTGTAGCAAGACGCTTAACAAATTTAGGGCAAAGAATCATTGGTTTAATGCAACAACACTGGTCACCGTGAATCAAAAAGATTCGTTATCCAGTAGGTGGGCTTACGTGCAGAACACTGCCAAGTGATCTTAGTCTATCAAAGGTTACTTGATGCGCTGGTTGTACGCCTGACGCAGGAGGCCCAGCTGAGTCTGGTCGAGGTTTGCAAATTTAGCATTTGCTTCCACTGGGCTTTTCAGGTATGCCGTGATATCAACTGGTGACTTTTCACTAAACGCACCAGGAGCAACCGCAGACCCTGCTGTAGCAGGACTAAGGCCTGCAATGCCCCCTGGTAAGACGTTGGCCCCATAGGTCTGCTCAATGCCTGGCATGGCACTTGCAGCGGGCATCGCAAAGGAACTAGCGGGCATACTACCTGCCATTCCTGTGATAGGGCTTAGGTTTTGAAATGCAGTGGCTACGTCAGAATAACCGGTCTGTCCAGGCTTCATCTTGGCTGCTAACTGTGGGTTAGTTTGAGCCCAGATTTGCATTCCAATTTTTTCTCTTTCGTCACCTTTGGCAGCGTTGTACTGCTTAGAAAGCTCAGCGACTTGGTACTTCTTGAACAGAGGATCCTGCTCAGTTAGTTGCCGAGCACGTTCTTTCTCTGCTGCATAGGCACGATCAGCAGGAGAACCAGTGACAGCATCTTGAATAAACCTACTCTGAACACCAGGGGCATTCAAGGCATCCATGGTGGCACTACCACTCCTGGGCGATTGCCAGCCATAGTCTTTACCTGCCCAGACCACAGGCTTACCGTTTAGTGTTGCTTGGGTTCCATAAGCGCGGCCACCTGCATCTGGTGGTAAACCCGTAGATTGCAATTGTGTGTTGGGAATTAAAGGCCCGGCAACAAGCCCAGCAATGGGACCGGATGCCCAGGTTAAAGTTGAGCCGAGTCCTCCTTTTTCCTGTTCTCGTGCAAAATCGTTTAAAGGTTTTCGAATTGCAGGAGGAATGACATTACTAACTGTCCTGTCAATAGCAGGGCCAAGTTGATTCAATCGTTTTTCAATTGCAGATACAATGTTCATTACCGCCAAACCTCATGAAGATAGATACGTGAACCCACTGCCGTATCAGCGGGGCCAGGAAGTGCCTGGATGAATTCAGCGCCGGAGCGCTCATAACGGTAACGGGCTTGGTACGGATCCTTGTAGTTAGGTACGTAAAGGATACCGGCAAGACGGTTGGTTTCGTAAAGATAAATCTCGTCCCAAACCTTGAGTGCCTCCCTGGCATTACTTGACCGAATAGTACGATCAACGTCACCAGCAATGTTCTCAATACGAGTAGAAGGCGAAGTTGCTACCTCTGTCTTTTTCTCTGCGGTATCACAGCGTCCAATCTGGATAGCAATCTTGTCATAGAAATATGAATCCGGAATGGTATTCATACCCTCTTCCAAACGAGCGTAGTCACCCGCTGGAACAGACACAGTAAAGTACCCCAAATGGTACCTAACTCTGCTCTTGTCGAAATCCGACAGCTGCACTTCTATGTCTCCTTATCTTTCAATTATAAAAGCAAGTAATCAACCAAAGATTCCTTGAAAGTAATCCCCACTTGCAGCTGAGCGCCCGCTAAGAAAAGGATCGCTTGTTGCATAGGAAGACAAAAAGTTAGAGGGATTTAAAGCTTGAGAAAGTAAACCGCCGACCACCTGCTCCTTTAACTGTTGCTCCAGGGTTTTTTCTGGTTGTTGCTGTGATTGCCTACCGTACAGAAAGGCCTTCAAGAGATCTTCGGTGCGTTGACTTACCTGATCATAAGCTTGTGGCGCACCAGGTAGTGCCAGGGTAGGGGGAGGAGTGCCTAAAACATTGACATCACCTTTTTCTGGGCGATCTATATTGCCATGACCAACTCTTGCAATGATACGTCCACTGGGGTCTAATGATTCAGAATAATATCCATAGCCTCCTCCAGAACCTCTTTTTACTTTTCCACCAGCAACAGCAGGTATGTAGATAGATGCATCTTCTACTGCACCTTTCTCAAACCTACTTTTTCCTTTAAAAGGTGTGTAATAATCAAAAGACTGCCAACCGGGATTTTGACTGTGACTATGTGCTCCAGCTGCTTTTTCTAATAAATCTACTTTTTCCGCTAAATTTGCATTTGGATTCCAACGGCGACCAGAAACAGCTGCATTAGAAAACTCAATTTCTCTACCTATTGATTGATTTTGTTTTGCAACAGCATCCATCATCTTTACCTTTTCAGCTATTGGTAAAGATTGAAGAAGTTTTAGGTCTGTGTGGTAATCTGTTGAACCGCCTATTTTTGCGCTAGGCCCGGTAAAGCCAGATCTTTCTGTATAATACGCCATTATTTTGTTTTATTTTTAATTCTAAAATAAAAACCCCCGGTTTCCCAGGGGCAGTTGAAGGAGATGAGTGTTACACCCGAATAAGGTCGGCGGCCAAGAGGGAGTCCCAATCAACACGCTTGATTTGCTTCAGCTGTTCGAGATTATTAAACCTTTCACCCGACAAGGACATTTGTAGATCTTTGATCTCACGGGCTGTCTTAAGGCCAATACCCTTGACATGATCTGCGATCATCTGGGCAGTAGCTGAATTAACATTCAGCCGGTGATCAGGCGGGAAATTGCGAGGCTCCTCTTGGGCTGCCTTATCCTTTACTTGAAGAGTCTTTACCTTTTTGGTAGCTTCTTCATCGGGACTTAGTTCGGTTTTGTAAGCGGTAAAAAGGCGACCGTCTTGGTCTTCAACCATTGACCAATCGCCATTGTCAAACTCACTAATAACCTTGACGCGAGCGCCCGTTTTTTTGTGTTGATAAAGCATTTGGGACCAGAGAGTGATTCACTGGTCCCAGTTTAGCTTAATCAGCTGACGGTGCGGTTAGTCAGATATGCTTCGATATCTTCGTACTGAGGAGCAACGTCGGGCTGGACGTAGCAGACTTCCACAACCAGGTAGCCGACACGACCAGCGGCAGAATCACCGCTGGAGATGTAGAAACCACCGGAAGTAGCGGTAGAGTTTGCAGTCTCCTTAGCGTACACCTTAAGGGTGGTAGACGCAGTAACAGCGTAGTTAACGGTGCCAGGGGCAACGCCAGTTGCGCCGGTAATGGTCAGGAAAGGATTCGTGCCATAAGCGGCGGTAGCACCAGCGAAGAAGATTTCGCCAGCCTGAGTACCAGAGACGGTCGAGGTGAGGTTGGCCTGGATCACGCCTTCGCCAACGCCGGAAGCGGCGGTAGGGCTACCAGCGTTGTCGCGACCGAACGAAATCACGTTACCTGTAGCGGCATAGACGCCAGAGGCAACACGACCGTCACCCCAGCCAGAAGCCACGGAGATAGCAGCGCGGTACACATAAGCAGTGTTGGTGCTGTTACCAGAGATCACCATGCCGGTGATATCAGTGCGAGTATCGTCCTGACGATAAGGAGAAGGAACGATAATCGAAGCGGAGGCAACGGGGCCAACGCCAGACGTAGCGGTAACAGGAACGTAACCACGTTGCTGGAAATAACGATAGCCGGGGACGGCCAACACAGAAGTGGGGCCGCCTACGGTGCCATCATTGGTTCCGTCAACAGGGTTTGCGTCGGTGTTTTTGTACCAACCGTTTAAAGCATTTACCCAGTTACCGGGGTAAATCTTTTTAGCAGACAAATAAGTCATTTATTTTACCTAAAGTTATTGTTGATTATCAGATGTCGCCGTCATCAGAGACGAAGCTGAATGCGGTGGTAACGAAATCTTTGTTAAGAATTTCAAAACCAGCGTACAGTTGCCAAATCAAGATGATAAAGCGGCTGAAGTCATCGTTGTTGTTGATCAGCACCTGAGCGTTAGGACCGCCAATGCCAACGCCGATTGCCTGAGGACCAAAGAAGTAACCTTGGGCAATTTCTTGTTGAGCAAAAGTGCTGGCGTTAAAGCTAGCGTTAATGGTGCGGTTGGGGAAGTTGGTCGATTCGAAGAACTTCACACCTTCAAACTGAACGCCAGTAGGCATCACAGGTTCGCCAGCCAGGAAGTAGGCTTGGCCAGCCTGAGGGCCTTGGTAGAAGCTGGCGTTGTTAGGCATCATGGGGTTACCCATGTACATGCCTTGGCCAGGGTTACCAGCGTAACGAGCAATCTCACGGAAGTCAGGATCACGACGCAGGTGCATCATGAATGTGGGATCGCAAATACAGCGATACAGACCATCAGCGTAGGTAGGAACGTTGCGCTTGCGCAGGTCCTTAACAACAGTCAGAAGGTCGGTACGCACAGAGAACTGCTGAAGATTAGCGGTGTACTCAGTGCTGGTATAAGAGATAGAACCGTTGGAAGCCTTGGTCTTGTTACCAGGGAAGTAGTAACCACCTTGGCTTGTAGAAGCTTGGCCGTTTGCTTCTGCTTTCGACAGTTCGTCAATGAAGACGCGGTCGCGCCAACGACGATAGTCATCAAGCAGGGTCAAAGAACCGATGCTCTGGTGGAACATGTTCAAGTTGCCGGTGTCGAGCAGCAAGCGCTGAGCGGTCACCAGGGTTTCCCGGGCAATCTTGAAGGTGCTGGGCTGGGTAGGATCACCCGGGTCCGCAGGACCGGTGTATTCCTTAAGGACCACCAGGACTTTCTCCTTGGTGATGTTACGGCTGTTAGCGCTACCAATGGTTTGGTCGGCAATACGCTCGCGGCTGTCCTTAGTACCAGGGGTTCCCCAGAACTTGTAGCGATCCAGCTGAACGGTTTGACCAGGCTGACGAGTGAAGTCGTGAACGACTACGGGCTCAACGGCCATCTCAGCGATGTAAGCGGGGTGGGGACGATAAAGTTCCGCACCCAGGATTTTTGGAAAATCGTTATCAATAAACACTTTGTTCTATCCTCCAGTGTCGCAGGAAATGTTTTAACGGGTGAAAGATTCAGACATTATCATGTCTTATCTAACATAAATTTTAGCAGTCGGTAATTTACTAAAACTACCGACTAACAATCACTCCATCACAAACAGTTTGTTTGCAACAGTTTGGGGTTGGGCTTGGTTCAGAAGACGCCATGCGTTCTGAGGATCGCGATTCATCTGGTCGTTAAAACCACCCCAGAAATTCTCGGGTGCTTGGGGAGCAGAGGCTGCGGGAGGTGCAGGGAACTGGCCCATCTGAGGCTGAGCCACAGCTTGGGTCGGATAACCGCGAGTCTCCAGTTGAGCTTCGTTCTCGTACACAGGATAAGGACCTTCGGGACCAAAGAACTTCAGCGTGTAATCGCTGAGGACGTCGGGGTTGGTCAGAATCTCGTTGTAAGCCAGGTTCTCCTGGTGCTCGTTAACAGCGAAGTTGGCGTAACCAGTGATTGCGTTACTTGCGCGGTTTCCCCACTGGACGGCGCTGTCCAGCATCTCTTCCAGATTTAGGGCGTAGTTGTTCAGAACTGCCGGAGCTTCGATCCCGAACGCGTCCATCACTTGGCGGCTTTCCTGGCTCATTCCCACCAGGTCCGCGACGTCCGCTAAGGAGGGAGTCGAGGAGGTTTGGGAATAATTGGGCGAGGATACCTGGTTGGGAGACCAAGTCAGCGGATCCGATTGTGGCGTAAACTGGCTGTTGGGTTGTCCGTAATTGGCCGGGGTATACGCTGTCGGTGCCTGCGACTGTTGACCCTGGAATGGGGATTGGACTGGAGCGCTCAGCAGATTCACCACCTTGTTGAACGCCGACTCCCAAGGATTCCCCGCCGAGTCCGCCACCGGTTGGGATTGGGGGGCGTACTGAGTAGGGGCTGATTGGTAGCTGGGGGCTGCCTGAGGTACCGCTTGGGGGTAACTCGTACCCACTTGATAAGCCTGCGGAGCTGCCTGGTAGCTGGCCGGTGCTGCTTGTGGTGCTGCCACCACGTAGCTGCTCGGAGCGACGGCTGCTGGTGCTTGGCTCGTCTGTGGGATCGATTGGACGATAGCGTCCTGCATAACTCATCTCCTTTTGTAGAGCTTCTAAAGTGCGATACAGATATGGAGTTAAATCCAATCTCGGATCCGCAGCCATCGGTAAATCCGGTGATTGCGGGTGAGGGGTCTGCATCATGCCCCCCACTAGGCGAGCAAACTGAGAATAAGCATTCTGCAGTTCGCCTACCATCCTGAATGGGAAGCCGGATAGCATCCCTGCCCTTTCTTCATCCGTCTTAGACGGGAAGAGGTATTTCAGTGCTTCAATGCTATCAACACCTAATTCTTGTAGGTTTCGCACCACAATGGAGTTGTTTAGCGTATCTTGCGTTGAATCTTCGTAGACAGGACCAAGCCAACGCCACTGCATTGTCACGTCACCATCTGGGATCAATCCAAGAACACCAGGTGGAATCTGCTGCGTTTTGAGGCAGGCCATCATTAGCTGCTTGATTTGGTTCTCAAACCTCCCCATGGCATCTTCGTAGGCCATGATGTCTTCCTGTGGGGCATTCTCGGGAAGTTCTAGGGGGCGTTCAAGACCTGCAGCTGCTGCAAGCGTCTCACGGAACATGCGTTCTTCTTGAAAAATAATCAGCTCTAAACAACGGCAAACACCATATGTGTAAATAGAGTTGGCTTTTTTCTTAGAAGTAGCAGAAACACGACCAAACAATGATTTATATTCGGTTGCTGTTACGCCAGCAGAAATAGATAGTTCGTCTACACCACCAAGTGCAGTACGAATCTCTTCCCTGTATTGACGTGCAAAAGAATTTTGATCACCTGAGATAGCGTCCGGGACAATGTAACCAACTCGGTCATTGGGTTCCAAGTTGGCAATCACCCTTGGTACTCGGATCTGACCGTCGACACCACGGGAAATAGGATCTGCTTTAAACCGTGAC